TCTGGAGCTGCGGCGCCGGGAGCAGGTATTGGTTCGATCTACACCTCTCCAGTTTTTGACGCTAGTGCCCGACCGGATGATGTTGCAGCAATTTCTATAAATAACTGGGGCAATCCTACTTCGGACACCATAGCTATTGACATAGCGCAACAGTCAGACGGTGGAATAGGAATTAACTTAGATAGAAACTTTATACAACTAAGAGAGATGGCTTCGGACCCCGATGCTCCTGTTGCCGGAAGAGCCCTAATTTATTTAAAACAAAACGGAAGTGCTAAGACCGCTTTCTTTATTAGATTTTCAAACGGTATAAAAGAAATAATTGCTCAGGACTAAGGATACAAAATGACATTAGCATTTCCAGATTCAAAAAAGATTTATCAAATTGACGATGCAGCTTTGCGTGTGCAGTTTGTTTTGGAAACTACTGACAGTGGGCTATCCGCCAAACAGACCATAAAGTTTGCTGAAAAGCATGATGATGGCACAGAGGATACTCCGGATGTCCCTCAGAACGTGAAAGATGCACTGACAGTTGTTAAAGATTACATGGACGCCCAAGCAAAAGCTGATTGTGAAAGCAAAGGCCTGTCGTTTGACGTATGATATATCGGTTTAGAGACCGAAGGAAAAATATGAGTAAGAATAAAAAAGTTAAAGTTAAGACCAAAAAAACGGAAGTGGTTGCGAGACCCGTATTCAGTGACGAGGCGCTTAGTTTTATCGCTGTGCTTTGTAAAAAGTCTGATCCTATGAGCGTTATTGATCAGGCCTTAAGTATTGGGGCCAAAATTAATATGTATGCTTCAGCGATTGAAGGCGTCCGCTCGGAACAAGATGCCGAGGCACACAAACAACACATTGAGGCTCAACTTAAAAAGGACCGTGAGTTAAAACGTAGAGCTGAAAAAGAAAAGATTCGACTTGCTAAAGGCAAAAAGAAGAAAGCGAAAAAGAAAGTTAAGTAATGAGCCTTCAACCCAAACTAGGTGACACAGCAGTACCACTAACCTTTAATCTAAATGTTTTAGGTCAAGGCGGGGAAACTGGTGCGACTGTTTTAGTTGCGATTCGAAGAATTTCGGATGGCTTCTATTTGGATTGGGATGATGATACTTTTAAAAGTTCTGCTTGGACCACTCGTCAAATTGCCATGACTGAAGTTGACGCCACAGATTCCGAGGGTGTCTATGAACATATTTGGGATTCTAGCTTGTCTGTCACTGCTCTAGGAAAATACTCACAGGAAAATAAAGTGACATTGCCAGTTGAGTTCAAGTCATTTACAAGTGTCGCTATAGCTTTTGAACAATCTGTATGGGATGAGTTAGAATCTGAGCATGTCCTTTCGGGCTCTATGGGTGAGGCTCAAGAAATTGGCCGCATGTTTATCACTAACCGTTTAGAAATGGACGAAGGGGCTTCTGGAAACTGGAAACTTTATAGAGACAACAGCTCGACATTAAGGCTTACATGGAGTGTAAAAGACAAAGACGGAAATATGATTACTCCGGACCTTGGCGATGCCGCACAAAGAGTTAAAGCGGTCTAATGTCGATAGTCACAGCAGGATGGGGTAATAGTACCATAACGACTTCAGGATGGGGTGGCGACATGCTCATCTTTCAAGCCGAGATTGAAGGCGAAGAAGGTATTCGAAGAAATTTTCTTTTGTTCAGACTGAGGAGGGACGTTAGATGAGCCATCCCTATGAAACAACATATCATGGCTTAAGGGCGACCTCTAAAACTCTAGGGGTGCCGATTCAAATTGCATTGAACGGCATAGAGGGAAAACCCTTTGGCCTTCAAGACGCCTTTTCTCAAGACGGTCTTTACATAGCGATCGATATTAGAAGTGAGAAGCATATCGAAGACTACCCAGAGCTTGAGGACTTCATTGAAGATCGAGGCGATCTACCTTTTTACATTACAAACAATGACGGCGGGGATTTTGCGGATATGAGTTTTGTTAGGGTGACGGCAGTTGTCGGGACTAAAGGCGAGGCTAGTTTTGCTTGGGCTCCTGTTTGGAGTGCCCCATGACAATACCGGATACTACTGACCAATGGTTGAAGAAAAGTGAGTATGATGTCGATTGGAATGTTCAAGGCGGCATGGGTACTTCTAAGAACTTTAGGGGTGATACAATCTATGGGCCTTCTGATGGCATCAACGACGCATTGATTCACAAGTCTGATCGATATTTTAATGCTACAAATACAAGTGGCATCACAAAATGTTCGATGGGTTTTTGGTTCAACAAGAATGATATTTTTGGCGAGATAACGCTTTGGTTCTTTAGCCAAGTTTCAAGTATAAAATCAAGACACACATGGTCATTAGGATTGCCCGGCGGTGGCGGAGGTACTCATGGCCAAATATTTTTCGCTAAAGGTCCAAGCATTGGTCCGCATAGAGCGGTCAATACGGTTAATGATTACGACGACGGTGTCGACCATCACGTCATGGCTGTCTGGGACGAGGGCTTAGCTGACGATGATGAGCTGAGCATATATGTCGATGGTGTAGAGGATAGCGGAGCGGTCCGTGGTGCGGGAACAACTTCCGCATGGCCTGCAAGTTTCACGACTAATTCATATATTTACAGAAGAGAAGACAACCCCGATATCGGTGCGGGTCTCGCACACCGCCACAAGATTTGGCTTGGCACTGCATTGACCGCTGAGCAAGTTTTAGAAGAGTATAATAAAGAAATTACGCTTAGATCTGAAGAGGTCATCAGGCGATCTTTACTTTTGTTAAATATTAGAGGGGACGAATAATGACATTCATAGTTGAAGACGGAACTGGAAAAGACGACGCCAATGCATTGGTTGACCTCGCTTTTGTGAATTCATATTTTTCTGACAGAGGCGAGGCCGGGTGGACGGGGACCGATACTGTTAAGCAGCAATCTATCGTTGTGGCCACCGATTACGTCGAAACCCGATGGGCAAGCCTATTTAAAGGCCAACTTGAATTTATAATTCAGGCTTTGAGCTTCCCTCGAATAAATTTATTTGACCGTGATAATAGAGCCGTACTAGGCATGCCGGACAAATTGAAGAAGGCTGTTTCTGAGTATGCCCTACGGGCACTTACGACTGATCTTTACACTGAGCCCACCACAGATGTGAGTGGCCAGACCGTTCAAGCCGAGCGAGTCAAGGTCGGCCCCATTGAGACGGACAAAGAGTTTGTTAGTGGCGGTGCGGTTTCTACCATTAAAGACATCCCCGAGGCCGATAATCTGCTTCAAGAGTATGTCCGTTCATTTGGCGGAGATTCGGTAATCAGAGCATGACCGAACCTCTACTAGACTATGTGGCGATCGCTAAGGTGGCAGAAACGTTAATTGCCGGCAGTGGCCGCACTGTGACTATTCTAAAATTTAATGAATCAGAGCAAGACCCTGCAAAACCTTGGAAGGGTTCATCCAATCCAAGACTGCTTCCTGACTTTGAAGTGACAACAATAGCCACTTTTGTCAATCCATCGAGTGCCGTCAATTTAGGTATCGCCACGGAGAGTTCGGAACTAGTAAAAAATTCTGAAAAGATTATGTTGGTGGCGCCGGGTGCAACAATAATCGAAGATCTAAGGCTTGCTGATGAGGTTCAAGATGAAGATTTGCGTTGGAAGGTTGTCGGTGTTACGACATTAAAGCCTGCTGATAAAATTTTGCTTTATTACATTGGGGTGAAGAGATGACCGCCACTGCCACAGAAGCATACGACGACGTTCTAGCCCTTTTTAAGACCGTTTGGGACCCGACAGGCCATCGAGCCATTTGGGACAACGTTAGCAAAGCAAAGCCTCCTGACAATGTCGTACCGGGTGGTGCGCCTAAACCGTGGGCTCGTGTGAATTACAACCTAGGGCCTCGCTTCCAAAGCTCACTCTCGAATGAGAATGGAAAAAAGAGATGGACCCAAACAGGTTTTGTCGTAGTGCAAATTTTTATCTCGACCGCTGAGGGTTTGAGTCCGGCCCTTGATTTGGTTAAGATAGTGGAAGACGGATTCGAAGGAAAAAAGACGCCAAATCAAGTTTGGATGAAAGATTCAGACGTAAACATTGTCGGCGTAGAAGGTGAGTGGTTTCAAGTAAATGTTACCACCAATTTTGAATACGATGAAGTTAAATAGAGGAGAAGAAGATGGCCAAAAGAAATAAAATCGACAGTAATGACACTGGTCTGCGAATTGCTGAAGAAGCAAGCATTGGTGTTTTGCCGGGTTCACCTGTTTGGGTTCAAGCAGAGCCGAATAGCTATCCTGACTTTGGCCCTGAGTTCTCACTAACTCCTCGTAATCCCATCAACAACTCACGTCAACGTAAAAAAGGTGTCATCACTGACCTCGACGTTAACGGTGGCTACAACACAGACTTGACACAAAAGAACGAACAAGACCGCATGCAAGGTTTTATGTTTGCTGATTTCCGTCGTAAGGGCGAAGAGTTGGTGACAGCAGTTGACGTCGACGCAGGAAACCCAGATGAGTACGAAGTCGCACTCACAGCAGGTTTTTTTGTGGGCTCTTTGATTCAAGGACAAAATTTTGCAAACTCCGCTAATAACGCAGTTAATGTTGTCACAGTTATTGATACGGACGCTGCCGTTGAAGTGGGAGACGGCCTATTAGTAACTGAAGCCTCTCCTCCTGCCACTGCTCAGATTGTTGTCGTTGGAAACCAAGCCGGTTCAGGCGACTTAGATGTTGATGACACCGGAGATATTCCTGCCATCACAAGTTCAACTTTAGACTTCACCACTTTAGGTTTGATTATCGGAGAATTTATTTTCGTCGGTGGTGATCTTACTGCTGAAAAATTTGTGACAGTCGCCAATAACGGTTACAAGCGCATTCGCTCAATCGCCGCAAACCGTCTTGAGTTTGATAAATCAGATGCCACAATGGTTACTGAGAGTGGAGCAGGTTTGACGATTCGTCTTTTCTTCGGAAGAGTTTTGAAAAATGAAACTGGCGACAGTGGATTAATCAAGCGTCGTACTTATCAACAAGAAAGAACACTTGGCGCTCCTGATGATTCGCTCCCCGCAGAAATTCAGGCTGAGTATATCATTGGCTCAGTGCCCAATCAGGCAGACTTCAATTTTACCGCCGCAGAAAAAATCACAGTTGATTTTGGTTATGTAGGAATTGACCATGAGACCAAAGACGGGCCTACATCATTGAAATCAGGAACAAGACCTGTTCTTGATGATGCAGATGCCTTCAATACTACTTCTGACTTTTCAAGATTTAAGTTGGCAGTGGTTACACCGGGTGTCGAAGCGCCTACTCCATTGTTTGCCTTCATGACTGATTTCACATTGACAATCAATAACAACATTTCCCCCGACAAAGCCATTGGTTGCCTCGGCGCCTTTGATGTTACCGTTGGAACTTTTGAAGTTAGCGCCGCTCTTGAAGTTTACTTCGCTGACGTTGCCTCTATTGAATCCATTAGAAATAATGATGATGTGACTTTGGACTATGCCCTGTTTAAAGACAATGCAGGAATCATTTTCGACCTTCCTCTGATTGCTCTTGGAGACGGTAAGAACAATGTCGAACAAGATCAGGCAATCAAACTACCTTTGACCGCAGATGCGGCCACAGCACTTAAAATTGATAATGGCCTAGACCACACTTTACTGGTTGTCTTTTTTGACTTCCTTCCTGATCTCGCTGATATCAACATTTGCTAAAACTATAACCAATCTATAAAAGGAGAAAAACAAGAATGGGTATGTACGACAATTTTAAGATGGATGAAAAATCTGAAAACGATGGAATCATATTAGAGTATGACGAATCTTTTCGGGTCACAGTCAAAAGAGCCGGTGGCTCTAACAAGGCTTATGATAAATCCGTTGAGAGAAAAACTAAGAAAATCAAAAGGGCTCTCGAAAATGATCTCGTCTCTAATGACAGAGTGTTACAAATACTCATGGAAGTATACGCTGAAACCATTGTCACTAATTGGGAGACCATGCAAGATGGTGAATGGGTTCAGGGAATTGAAGGCCCGGACGGGGAAAGATTGGAGTTCAACAGTGAAAATGTCTTATCAACTTTTAAGAATCTTCCTGATTTGTTCTTATCTATTAAGGAAGACGCCTCGAAAGCCTCCTTGTTCAGAGAAGCTCTTCGGGAACAAGATTCAAAAAACTAACGGAGGTTCTTGCTTATATATTAAAGCAGGGGCCGACGGAAGAAAGAATTATAAAGGCGGCGTATCGCCAGAATCTTCCCTTGCCAAAAGCAATTCAAAACGCCCCGGAGCTAGAACTAGGTCTGGGGCTTTATTACGATGCGTTTTGGGAGTTGGATACCTGTCGACAATTGGGGATGCAAGAAGGCCCGATACCTTGGACTGCAATCTATCAATACTCAATGCTCTTAGAATTGGATTCAGACGAAACACTCGATATGATATACCATGTGAGAAACATGGATAATTGCTACTTACAACATCAGAAGGAGAAATCCTCATGACTACTTTAGGTGGATTCTCTAAAAGAATGACAGTGCTATCTTTGGCGGTGGGTGAAAATGCTGACAAAATTGTTAGGAAAGTTGCTCTTGTGGTTGATCGAGATATCGTACTGGCGACGCCCGTAGACACAGGCCGAGCTAGGTCTAGTTGGGTGGTAGGTGTGGTCAGACCCAACAGAAGCACACCGGGTAATTTTCCTAAAGGTAAGAATCAATCCACAAAGGCACAGGCGACACAATTTGCACTTGATAAAGCTAACGAAGTTATTAGGGCTAGAAAAAAGGGTCAGTCAATAATCATCTCAAATAACTTAAAATATATAGGGAAATTGAACGAAGGTACGTCTGCTCAAGCTCCCAAAATGTTTGTTCAAAAAGCAATTCTTAATGGAATCAGAGCGATCAAGACTGTGAAGATACTAGAATAATGACCACTGAAAACATTGATATCATCATTCGTGAAAAGGGCGCCACGGTTGTCAAGAAGAGAATTCAGGACATAGGCCGATCTGCGGATAGAGCTGATAAAGAGGTTGAGCAATTCAATGATGAGTTGAAAAAAACTGTGAAGAGCGCTAGCTTACTCAAAAAGGCTTTGTTGGGCATTGGTCTCGCTTTTTTAGGAAGAGAAGTAATTCGGCTTTCTGATACTTACACAAACTTACAAAACAGATTGAGACTTGTCACGACGGGCTCAGCGAATTTGGCCAGTGTGACAAAAGACCTTTTTGAAATATCAAATGACACAAGGTCAAGTTTTGAAGTGACTGCTGAGTTATATGCAAGAACAGCTTTGGCCACTAGAGAATTAGGCATCAGTCAAAAAGAAACATTATCTTTCACTAAGAGCCTTAACCAAGCTGTAATTTTATCTGGTGCGAGTGCCGTAGAGGCATCTGCCGGAATCATTCAGTTGTCGCAAGGTTTAGCGTCTGGTACTTTGAGAGGCGATGAACTTCGTTCGGTGTTAGAACAATTGCCTGCGGTGGCCGATGTGATCGCCAAAGGTCTCGGGGTCACTAGAGGTGAATTGAGAAAACTAGGTGAGCAAGGAAAGATTAGTGCTAAAAGTATCATTGATGCTTTTGCCGAAGCTAGAGATGAACTAAACGATAAATTCGCTAAGACGATTCCAACCGTTGCACAAGCATTAAAGGTTCTAGGAAACGAAGTGCTAAGAATTGTAGGCAACTTCAATGAAAGTACGGCGACTGCTGAACTTTTAGCTAATTCGATATTGATCTTGGCCTCTAATTTAGGATTTTTAGTTAAAACAGTAATTACACTGAGTGCGGCATTTATTGCCTTTAAAATTTCTCAGTCAATTGTGACGGCGGCAACCATTAAAGATGCAAAGGCAAAACTATTGAGTGCTAATGCGGCGGTCGTTGCGGCCACTGCAAATGTCAGACATGCTAAGTCATTGGTTCTCGTAACTAACAGCACAGTTGCCTTGTTGGCGGCACAGTCTAAATTGACCGCATCAACAGTAACTCAAGCAACTGCACAAACAGCGCTAAATGCCCAAGTCACCATAGGCGTTACTCTGATCGCTTTATTGAGAAAACAAGTATTAGCTTTAGGTAATGCACTTAAAATTCTTTTACTTAATCCCTTAGTGCTTCTAGCGACGCTAGCTGTGGGCTTTATTGTTTTTGCGGATTCAATAAGTTTCACTAATAATGGTGTGGTTAAACTAAACGATATCTTTAGGGTGATGA